GCTTATAGAGGACTTGACAAATTATCTTGAAGATGATGAAGAAACTGCGAGGATGATTCCTCTTTCAGCAGAGAGGGCTATTCGTTCATTTAAGAAGAAAAGGAATTATCCTTCATCTTACAGTGATGAGAAAATAAATTCCGATATGGAAAACTGCTATGATTGCATATTTGATTTGGCTCTTTTCTTCCTAGTAAAGCAGGGAGCTGAGTTTCAAGGATCACATTCCGAATCCTCTGTGAATAGAAGTTGGGATTCCGAAACTGAAATTTATGTAAATCATGGTGTTTTTCCATTTATCGGATTCTAAGATGGTGTGTGCGTGATACGTCAATCCTCCCACGTATCGCAGGGGTGCTTCAAATTAGGTGGGTAGAAGCAATATTTAAAAAATGGGAGTGATGGAAAGGAATAGCGATGGGATGTGAACACGAGTGTATCAACGAACACCGCTTAAAAGAATTGGAAAGTGCCGTCCATGAGATGAAAGAAAAGCATTCCAAAAGGGATGGAGTTTTTTTTGAACGTATCAATGCGCTGGAACAGAAAATTGCTTTATACAACAACGATCTGGGACACATTAAGGATACAGTTGACGAAATGAACGACAATTTAAAATCACTCATGGAAAAACCAGGAAAGTTACAGGACAAAATAATTGCTTATATCATAACTGGCATAATTGGTATTGTTTTAGGCTTTGCCCTAAAAGGCATTTTCCCGGTGTAAATATTGATTCCACTACAGGGAGGACAGTGGAATGGATGATTATAAAGACTTTTCGGAAGATGAAAGAATCTTCTATTTGCGTGAAGCTGGATTTGATTCCAGAGAAAAAGAGTTATTCCGATTGCGCGTTTACGAAGAAAAAACACTTGCAGAAGCTTCAGAAATCATGGGCTACAGCACAAGAACCGTAGACCGCATAAACAGAAAATTAAAGAAGAAAATTATGAAAGTCGCCCCGATGTATTGTCGGGGCTTTTCTTTGTATTCATAGAAAATGGCGTATTTATGGCGTTATCATGGCGTGTTAATCAACCTCTTATTATTGTAAAATATAGTTATAAAAACAAGGGAGGTTTGAGATATGCAGTATGGTAATCCGTATTTTGCGCAACCATTTCAACAAATACAGCCGTATCAAGATAGATTAGCACAATTGCAGAATAGTTATCAGCAGGCAATGCCATACGGACAGGCACAAATTCAACAACCAATGCCACAAGTACCACAAATTCCCATGTTACAAGGGCAGATGGTAGATGGCATTGATACTGTAAAGGCAAAAGACGTAGATATGTCTGGAAACCCTGTTTATTATCCAAAAACAGATGGAACAGAAATATATAGAAAACAATTACAGGCAGATGGAAGAAGTAGAATTTTTGTTTACCGACTTATAAATCCGGAAGAACAACAGCAACCAAAGGCAGAAGAAAAACCGATTGACATAGAAGCTATGTTTAATCAGCTTCGAAACGATGTTTGTTCTGAGATTTCCGAAATAAAGAGTATGTTTCCGACACAAATGTCGGGAACACCGGAACCCAAGCAGAATGGAGGTAAACAGAGATGATGAATCCAATGCAACTTATGCAGATGATACGTGGTGGAGGGAATCCTCAACAAGCCATAATCAATATGATGAAACAACAGTCTGGAAATAATCCTGTAATTGACAATGCAATTAACATGATGGAAAAAGGTGATAATGCAGGAATTGAAAAACTTGCAAGAAATCTTTGCCAAGAAAAAGGGATTAATCCTGATGATATGTTATCGCAGGTTAAGAATCAGTTTGGAATAAAATAAATTCGCTACAATAATTAAAAGAGCCGCGGTCTTTTGATTTTGTATAAATTACAAAAATCAATAAGGAGGTAATCGCTATGATGAATGGTGGATTATCAGCAAGCGATGTCGCTGTATTAAGCGGCTCTAATAACCGTGCAGATGAAGGCTATGGCTTTGGCGGTGGCTGGGCATGGTGGATTATAATATTGCTTATCTTTGGCTGGGGCGGTTTCGGCGGCTTTGGTGGCTGGGGTGGCAATGGTACAAATGGTGCCGGCTTCCAAGGATGGGCTACCCGTTCAGATATTAATGAGGAATTCGCCCTTAATGATATTCAAAATGGTATCAGAGGTATTCAGCAGGGTATCTGTGACAGCACATATTCTCTTAACAATACCATGCAGAGTGGCTTTAATGGTATGAATGTCGGAATGCTTCAAGGCTTCAACGGCGTTCAGCAGGCAATCAATGCTGATACTGTAGCCGGTATGCAGAATACCAATGCATTACAGTCTCAGTTAGCAAATTGTTGCTGCGAAACAAGAGAAGCAATCCAGGGCATCAATTATAACCTTGCCACTAACACTTGTGCTCTCCAGAACACAATGAACAATAACACCAGAGACCTTCTGGAAAATCAGAACAGCAACACTCGTGCGCTGTTAGACTTTTTAACACAGGATAAGATTGCAACATTACAGGCAGAGAATTCTGATCTGAAACGTGCTGCATCCCAGGATCGCCAGTCTGCATTGCTCACAACTGCAATGGCTTCTCAGACACAGCAGTTAATCAATGCAATCAATCCGGCTCCGATTCCTGCATTCCAGGTTCCGGCTCCATATGCATACGCAGGATGCAATACATATGGTAATGGTTGTTGCTAAGTAACTCACCCTTAGAGGTTGACTAATTCTAAGAGGTGGGTTGCGGCTCACCTCTTATTGATTGAGAGGTAAAAAATATGGCATGTAAGAATGTTTGTAAGCTTTGCAATCACCTTGTTCTGTCTACTGCAATTGCATTCACAGGTGGAAATCTTGTGGTTACTATCCCGGAAGGAAACTACAACAATGGAGAAAAATACTGCATTGTTTTGGCACAGTCTATTCCAAATACAACCACAATTACTGCCCCAGTGATGATTCAGATAGGAACAGGAACAACATTGTATCCGTTAGAGAATCGTTGCTGCGCACAGGTAACAGCATGTGGTGTCAGAACAAGAACAAAATACGCAACCAGAGTTGCAACAAGTGCTACTGGTGGAGCGTTCAAAATGTTAGGAAATCCGGCATGTAGTCCGAACAACAATCTGACTGCAATCAATGGTACAGCCCCAACAGCAGAAAATGTTGTACAGGCTGTGAAGAGGGGAGGTATCGTGAATGCATAAGACAGCAATGGAAATGGGAAAATGGGCTATGGAAAAAGCAAAAACACATGGCTTTGATAATCTCAGCGCTCAAGACTGGGACGATCTGAAAGACTGCATGGAAGCGGTTAAATGTGCAATTTGCGCTGACAAAGATTATCGCATTGTGGAAGCTATGGATGAATGCGAACAGGAAGAAAAGTATCTTGGACGCATGGGATATGACCGTTACCGCTATTCAAATGGGCGTTTCGCTCCAAAAGGTAGGGGAACCAGAAAAGGTTATAGGCCATATCTGTACATGGAAGACGATGACTGGATGGACGAGTATTTAAACAATCCAGAGTTTGAACGTAATATGTACCGCATGGGATATCATCCAGATCGTAGTGATATGGAAAATGATGGTATGAATATGAATTGGAAGAAGTCCAGATATGGCGAATCCTATGATAGATACGATGAGAATCGTAGGCATTATCATGATTCCAAAGACACGGAATCCAAAAGAAAAATGGATGATTCCATGAAGGAGTACACATCTGATATTATCCGTAATCTCACGGAAATGTGGTCTGATGCAGATGCAACGCTCAGACAGTCAATGAAAACTGACCTGACCAGACTTGTACAGCAGATGAACTAGAGCAATAAATGAATTAAGTCCTTGTCGCAAATTAATGCGGCAGGGGCTTTTTTCGTAGAAAGGATGGTGAGAAACCATGCTGAAACAATTCTATATGAATGGGGACTTATGGAGAGTGCGCTTTGTTTCTCCCAATGATAATGTTTTGATTGACCGTACAGGGCAAAGGACACTTGCTGTATCTGATTACTCTACAATGACAATTTCAATTGCAAGCAACTTGCATGGAGAACTTCTGAACCGTGTATTTATCCACGAATTAGGGCATTGCGTGATGTTCAGCTATGGTCTACTGCCAGAGCTTCACCGTATGATTAAGAAACGATATTGGGTGGACGCAGAGGAATTTGTATGCAATATTCTGGCAGACTACAGC